ATAACGATATCCCAGTCGAGTCCAGCAATCTTGCTCTTTAATACCTCAACGCACCGGCGGACAATATCGATCTGTTCAGCCGCGCCGCGTAGTGTCTTAAACGGAACCAGCTTCTGCTCAGTTGCGATGTTGATGTTCTGAGCAACTTGGTATTCATAACGGCGCGGGTCAGGACGACCATCTTCACGCAGAGGGTTAATTGCTCCCGGAAGGATAGGCGATCCCGGACCGAATGGAACTCCGGCAAGAATAGGATTGCGCGGTAGCGGAGTCTGCTGTCCATAACTAGCCGATACGCTTGCATCACGCATCTGCTGTTCAGTCATCGTAACTGCTCCCGCAGGGAGATTGATAGACGACTTGTTGATGTTATCTGCTACTGCTTTGGCGAGGCGGTCAATTAGACCCATGCGCGCTCCTTTGCCTAGTTAATTCAGCCTAACTTATCTGTTATCCGAATACAACTACGCGGTAAGCGCTAGAAGCAGGAGCAACCGAGAAGGCGACTGTTACGGTATTAGTGGTGGTGTGCGTTACATCTGCGATTACTTCGTTGTAGCCGCTTGCGTCATACACAGTTACCTGAACATCACGCGTACCGAGGTTGTGCGTTACGGTAATAGAAGTAGATGAGCCGTCACCGACTGCTGTGGCGTATTTGCGAACTACTACGGTAGTGTCGATAGAAACGGTGTTTGTACCGACTACGATACCTGAGCCAGCGCCAACTGCTAATCCGCTAGAAGTAGTAGCAAGACCTGAGTTGGTTTGTAGCAAAATGCTCGCACCGCCGGAAGCAGCTTGCAATCCACCGCTAGAGGTCGGGTTAAACGCAAATGTGTTACCGGTAAGTGATAGACCGTTACCAGCGAGGTAAGTACCAGCACCGGAGAACTGGGTGAATGCGATTGCATCCGTGCCGATCTTAATTCCGTTTACAGGGGTTGTTGAAGTACCGGTGTTTGTTTGTACCCAACCGGTATCAGCAAGGGTAGTACCCGTAGCAACGAATACGAAGTCACCGGCAACTACTTGACCTGCAATGTGGTTATCAGAATCTGTTGCGCGGGTGAGGACGGTTGAAACGCCAGTAGTTCCTGCGGTAGTTACATAATAAATACCGTTTTGTGTTGCTGTTGCTTGGTTCTTAACGAGGACACGGTCATTGAGAATAAGTGTGTGTCCGTCAATAACTGTTGCGCCGGTTGCGCTGAAAGTGAATGTTGCGCCAACACCAGTACCGCCGTCTGCTCCGGTTGTACCGGCTGTGTATGTACCTGTAAGAGCAGCAGTTGTAGCGGCGACAACAGAGCCATGCACATTCAGACCTTGTGAAGCTGCGTCTACATACGACTTGTTAGCAGCATCGGTAGCGGCAGTAGGAGTACCGAGGTTAGTAAGTTTGTATCCGTTAAAAGATACATTTGCTACCGGAACAGCAAACTGGTCAAGTGTGAAATCCGCAGGAGTGAATCCGTGCACATGGTCATCATGCGAAGCGTTAGTTGATGTACCAGCAGAACCCGTAGTACCTACGATTGCGCTAGGAGTTGCGCTGCCGAGGCTAGGTGTACCGTGCGTGTGGTCAGAGTGAGCGACGGTAGTTGCAGTACCGGTCGTTGATGAAGCGCCAAATGAAGTCTGCGCAGTAGGAGCGCCAAATCCCGGACCCGCGTGAGCGTGATCTGCGCGAGCGTAGTTGGTGCTAGTTCCATCAGCAGAAGTACCAGCGATTGTTACGGCTGTTGATTGTCCGCTACCGAACGCTTCTGCTTGCTGCCATGAAGAACCGTTGCTGTAATAGATTAAATAGTTATCGCTTGCGTAATAGAAAGTACCTGCGTTAGCAGATGAAGCAGCCGGACGCGCACCGAGTGTACCGACAGTAAAGCCGCCGGTAGGAATCCATCCGCTGCCGTTGTAGTACGAAAGAGTGTTGCTAGTGGTGTTGTAATAAATCTGTCCATTAACCGGAGTAGAAGGCGCTGTCGCAAGATTCTGAATCTGCGCATTAAGCAGCTGATTTTGGTTGAGGTCGATATTGACCAAATACTTACGCGACATTATTTCTCCTTAGATGATATACGCAGTCCCGCTGAAAGCTGCGGTAAAGGTGATGACCATTTGGTTAAGTGTAGGGTAACTGAACGAGCCTTCGCATTGGGTACCGCCGGAGTCAAATACTACCGCCGTAGGGTTGCCGTTGAGATTGTGGTTAATTGTCCAAGTCGCCGATGATGTGGCTTGATTGTGTGTGTAGAAAATAAGAGTGCTACCAGCCGGACCCTGTACGCCTACCTGCGAGATAGTTACATTTGGCTGTTGATTAGCAACGGTCACATTCTGAATTGTGTTCGTTACGGTGATGTTGTCGGTCATACACGCGCCAATCCGATTGTGATGTTGCCGTCTAGCCAATCGTAGGCAATTCCGCCGCCGCTGGTTGCTTTAATCCCGTAGTAATACTGTCCCGGAGAGAGTGAAGCGGTCTGCGTACCTGTGATGCGGAATTGCGCTACGCCGGTAGAAGGGGAAGCGACTGTAATACCGGAGCCGATGGAAAGATTGAGAAGGGTACTGCCGTTATTCTGATTACTGACCGCCATGCTAATTGAGTAACCGGTTAAGTTAATCGCAGCGCCAGTTTGGTCTGTCCAAGTCACAGTGAAGATGAGGTCAATACCCTGATTTACTGTTGGATTGTAAGCAGACACATTTACCCCTTAATTCTCTGCGCTAATAATAGCGGTATTACAGCGAGGACATTGTTTTGTTCCTTTAGTTACCGGCAAGCGACATGAAGGGCAGAAGTCAGCCATCGCCGCTAATGAACGCATAGCAACTGAACCGCCAATTAAATCTGTTACCGCCCAAACCATCGCATCTAACCGGTCAGGAGATATATCGCTATCCGGTTCCCAAGTGACGAGTTGATCTTCTAACTCCGGCAATCCGCCAACCATGTGTAAGCGACCTTGCTCGCTGAGTGCAGAAACAGGTTCGGCGCGTGTGCGCTTACCGCGTGAGGCAGTTACCTTGCGGTAGGGAATAGTTGAGTCGACCTGACGCAACAATGCTTCCACCATATCGCCGCCATTATTCGTTTCAGCAATAACGCGGTCGCATTTCCATTTACGGTAGAGGTCTACGGCTTTGCGACACCATTGCTCCGGCGTTCCACGCATAGTTGCATCTTCCAACACATAGTAATGCCCGTCAGGAGTAGCGCCGGCGACCACGATACCGGTCATATCTGAGTTCTCACCGCTAGTTACCGCAGGGTCAATAGCCACGACTATTCTGTAGTACGGCGGTTGCTTGTCCGGTGAGATACGGGCATCCTCTAGCAAGCTGCGTGTCCATAGCGCGCCTTCGGCATCTTCCAGCAATTCACCGAATAACTCTTGCCTACCGAGTCGTGTACCGGCGTAACGCGCTTGTAATTCTAGGAGTGCTTGCGGTGCGAGGTTCTTTGCGTTATCAAAGGTTGATCCGCGTACTACTTTCACCGTGCCGTCATCACGCTTGCTCAAATTACGGATAAGCTGCGTTGGTCGTGGAGTAGTGGTAATGATAGTGCGCGGGTGCTGTCCTAAGCGCAGACCGAACTGCAATTGGTCATAAGTATCCGGATAGCGCCAAGCCGCCAACTCATCACACCAAGCGCCGTGATGCTGAGGACCACGCAAGCGGTCAGGCTCATCTGCTGAAAACAGCTTTATGCGTGAGTTGTTCTTTAATACGATCGTTCCTGTTGAACGGTTATAGTTATTGAGATAGTCATATTCACGGAGTATGGGGAGTATGCCGGATTGACCTTCTGCACAGGTGTCGCGTACATCGCCGAAGGTAGGCGCGATAACTGCCCACCGCGTTTTACTGTGCGTGATTGCTTGCCAAACAATCCATTCCGCCGCCGTGCGCGTTTTACCAGCACCGCGACCAGCCAAATACAGCCAAGTAGACCAATCCCCGTCATCCGGTAATTGCTCGGGTCTCGCCAGTTCCGTCTCCCATGCGAGCCTGCGCTTCACGAACTGCGGTGATGAGTTGTATGAGGCTTCTAGTGTGTTCAACAATTCCGTTATCGTCATTAGTAATCACCTCAGCCTGTATCTTCTCTGGCGCATTTAGTCCTACGATGCGTGCGCGTCTATCGCTGACGGCGAGCGCTCTATCCATTTCCCGTAAGGTGAGGCGCTTTTTAGGTTTGCCTTCCTCATCATGGAATAACTGAAACTGAATTTCATCTAGCAGTTCTAACTCTATGTCGCGGTACTCATTGAGCGTAGGGTGAACCATGCGTTCGGCTGCACGCTGATACGCCTTATACGCGCCGCTAGCACCGGCATAGCCCAATGCCCTACCGATCTTTTCCCATGTGGCTCCGGTCTTGCGCAGCTGAATAATCGCTAGTTCTTTTTCTAGAACTTCAGGCTCCGGAGCGGGCATTTTTCCTGTCATGTATTTACTATAAGTCAGGAAATAATTTGTGTCCACATGAGCGCTGCGCCTTCTGCCGGCGTTAAGCCACTAGGGATTTCAATAGCGTTGAATTGATTAGCGAGGTTGCGGTGCTTAGTCGCTCTACCCTTGACCCAAGTTTCATTCTGAGGCTTGCCTGTTTGTAACGATCTTTGTTGTCGGCGGTAAGCAGCGAGGTCAGGATGCGTATTCAGGTAAAAGAGTTTTAAGTTACCCAAGCTGCGGCAGTAGTTAAAGAACCGTGCGTTAGCCAATCTATCTCCCTCGCCAAATAGCGTAATGTTAGAAAGCGTAGGTAGCCAAGGCTCAATTACCGTGATAGCCGTATTGCCTAATGTATCCGTACCGCCAAAGTGTTCTCTATCCCATCCGAGGCTAATAATGCTCCCATGTGAGGTTTCATAGGTTTTATGCTTCACGGGTTTGTCGGACTGTGAGGTTTGCGTCCAGTTCCGTGTTAATTCGGCTACGAGGGTTGTTTTGCCGGCTCCGGGTTCTCCTATGAGGTAAATCGTGTCCAGTCTATTGCCTCCTTATTTGGTTCGCTGCCTACAATCCAAAACAAGCTGGTTCCGTCGGGGTTGTGATACCAGTCGAACAGCGGCGGGTTTTCCTCTATGAAGTTAAGCGCCTTACCCTCATAAGTAGGATGGAAGTTAATTGTTTCCGTGCGGT